AGAATTTGTTCAGGTAACTAATCCTGATTATCCACGACCTACACATTACGAACGTAAATCAGCAGGCTTCGAGCATCGTTCTCATAGGATGAGTCGAGGTAAGTAATTTGTTGTGTACTGTATGTCTTCATCCTGAAACACATGTAATTGAAACACGTCAAGATGACGATGAAAGTGTGCGGCGCAGAAGAGAATGTTTAAAATGTGGGATGCGTTTTACCACGCGTGAGACATTGAAATTGCCACGGAAGAAAAAGGTCATGTCTCATGATGAGAATAAATCAGCGCTTTGATAGACTTATCAATCAACGCAATCAAGCAAATATACAGCATGTAATATTCAACAATCAGGAAACAATAATATATGACGTGGATCGTCCGAAAATTTATATCCCTACTAAAACTGGTGCCGTGGCTCATAGCTCTGATGAGTTTGTGCGTCTCATTATTGGCCCTTACGGAAGTGGTAAGTCTACGTGGTGCTGTCACGAAATTGTTAGACGTACCTGTGCAATGCCAATATGGCATAGTGGAAGAAGACGAGCAAGATGGGCTATAGTTCGTAACACTTCAGGGGAGTTACAGAGTACAACATTGCAGACATGGCTTACGTGGTTTGGAGATTTAGGTGATATAAGAAAGCGACAAAAGCCATTGCTAACTTATGAGCATACATTTAATGACGGGCATGGGGTTGTTGAATTAGAGTTAATATTTATAGCGCTTGATCGAGAGCAGGATTTACGTAAAATCAAATCTCTTGAAGTTACTGGAGCGTATATAAATGAATTGTCGGAAGTTCCCCAAGGTGCATTGGCTCATTTCAAAGGTCGAGTCAATCATCGTTATCCCTCTCGTGCTTTTTGCGCTGATCCTTACTGGTCTGGTATTATTGCTGACACAAATCCTCCTGACGTTGATCATTGGATTTATAAGGATTTTGAGCTTAAGTCTCTTGAAAGCTACCGCATATTTAAACAGCCGCCGGGCTTAATAAAAGATGAAGATGGTAAATGGCATCAAAATATTAATTGTGATAATGCTAATAATTTATCTCACGATTATTATACGAAACTCGCCGAAGGACAATCAGAAGACTTCATCAAAGTTTATTGTTTGGGTGAATACGGATCGGTAGGCTTTGGTAAAAAGGTTTATCCTGAATATAATGATGACATACATTCTGCTGCTAAAATCCATTCTATACAAGGCGATCCCATCCATCTTGGTTGGGATTTTGGATTAACACCAGCATGTGTTGTCTGTCAGGTATCTACGCGTGGCCAGTTACGCATATTAAAGGAATACACCTGTGAAGATATGGGTATCAGAACGTTTGCGAAAAATATTGTTTTACCTCAAATCCAGATCGACTTTCCATATAATAAGATTGGAATATCTCGTGCTGATCCTTCTGGCATTGCTGGCGATGATATTATGGAAGAGTTGTCCTGTATTGGGGAATTATGCTCAATTGGTATTGATACTGCTCCTGCTCGTAGTAATGAACTTGAACCAAGAATAGGATCGATAAGATATTATCTTAATACAATGATTGACGGACAGGCTGCATTACTGATATCTAAAGAAGGATGTCCTCAGTTGCGTCGTGGGTTTACTAAGGACTATTGCTTTAAGAGAATTAATGTAGGTGGTGAAGAGAGATATCGTGAGGTTCCGCATAAGAATTTTTCATCACATATTCACGATGCTTTACAATATATTGCAATGGAATTTGCGGCTGATAGAATATTGAGTGAGAAGGTACCGAGAGAGAAAGTGGATATGTGGAATCCTGTTTTGAGGATATTTTGATGGCTTGTTTATGTAAAAATCCAGATGGATCATTGGCTCAATGTTGTATAGGCACATGTGAGCAGAAATCATTTTATGAAGGAAATGCTGTTGAACTTATGAAAACCAAGTCGATACAAGATAACATAGAGTATGTACTTGGTAAATTCTTAGATAAAACAGATATGCGTATTGAACGTTTAGAAAGATGTACAGAACAAAAATATAATGAAGGATTTAAAGATGGATTTGAGTTAGCTAGAGAAATATACGACTAAGGAATAATTTTTAATTTAAAGGAGCAACACAATGGCAATCACAGAATTTAGAATAGACTTCACCGGTCAACAACTCAATCCTCGTTTTGGTCACCTCAATACGACTGATACATTAGCGACTGTTTCAGCGTCAGGGTATCTAAATCCATACATGTTAAGCCAAGGATTTACTATCTTGCCAAGCGATTTTATCTTTGTAAACGCTGCTGATGGCCATCAAATCTATAAACCCGTATTTACTGGAACAACTGTCCAGTTAACTGTATTGCCGTAGAGGTTACTATGGATAACATTCATGAATATTATGAAGATACCTGTATCAAGAGATTGGTTCCGGGAATTATTAATGAGCGTGAGCGGCAGGAAATGTCGTCTCTTGATAAGCATAAATCTGAATTAAAGAATGAAGAACTGTATTATCGAGTTCAGCAAAAATGAATGAATGCTATTAGTTTAGGATTAATCCAAATCAAGGTTTGGTTATGAGCGTTTGCACTATGACAAATATTAATTGTAAACATGGCGTACCTCACAGTGTTAATTGTGATTGGTGCGCTACTGAGTTAGATGCATCGCCTATTATTAGACAGATACAAATGTTAGAAAAGAGACTAAAAGAAGTAGAAGAAATATTAAATAATGTCACTAAAAAAGTAGGGTATAGACCGCATAAATGTCCTATCTGTGATGGTAATGGCGGAACTGTTATTTGTGGTGTTGTGAACGAATATTGTAAGACATGCAAAGGAAAAGGCATTGTATGGGGTTAGTATGACATTGAAGAAAGCCTTTAAAGTTATCCTAGATTACTTCGAAGGCGATTACGAACAAACATTGATGTGGTTTGGTTCTAAACATCAAGTTCTAGGAAATCAAGCGCCATTGGTGATGATATCGATTGGTAAAAAAGATGTGTTATGTAAGTTTATTAAATCACAAACAGAAGGAAATAAATCGTGAATTTTTTAGAAGCAGTTGCAGAATTAAAGAATGGAAAGAGAATTATAAGACCTGAATGGAAAGATATGTATATTGTTTTGTTGCCAGGCCTCAATCATCTTTGGATTATTAAGCCGATTGAATCAGGTGCGGCTAATTGGGTTACGACGGTAGAAGAGATTATGGCGGTTGATTATCAAGTGATATAATATTCATGGCAATAGCGGCGTGGACAGTGACACCCTGTTGGTCTACCTAATTCTCCCGCTTAGAATATGGGGTAGCATGAGGTTAGGGATAAGCGGACATTTCCCTTGAGCCAGTGCAATTCTGGACTATTGCCTTAGTTAATTGTTGTTAAATTAAAAAAGATATATATTTTTGATAAACAACATAATTATTTAAAATTTGTTAATTATCTCTGATAAGCTCTGTTAAATTAATTTCACAAGGATGTGAAATATGGAACGCGAAACTCGCGATGTAAATACCGATAATCTTTCATCCAAAGAAATTGATGAGATGGAGGATAGACGTATATCGATGCTAAATGAAGCTGGCATTGATGAAGGTGATGTACTTTCAAAAGCTGCAGAAGGCTTAAACATATGGAACAGTTACTTCAATGAAAATATCGTCAGAGGTAAGGATGATGTAAACTTTGTAATAAGAGATCAATGGACAGCGGTTGAAAGATCTGAGTTTACGCGGTTGTTTAAACCGGCGATGACATTTAATAAGCTGTATGACGCAACCAAAAAAGTTGTAGGTGAGCAACGTAAGAATAAACCAGATTTGATTGTGCGTTCTCTAACGGGAAAAGCCACACAAGAACAAATAAACTTACGTGCAGACTTAGTAAGAACAATATCGTACCAATCGCAAAATGACCTAGTTTACCAAACAGCATTTAAAAACGCCCTCATGATGGGTTTCGGTTCTTTTCAAATTCTACTGGATTATGAATCACCACGCAGCTTTAATCGTGTTATTCGATATGGATTGATTAATGATCCAACGACTTGTTCATGGGACGCCACCGCTACAAAGCCGCATAAAGGTGATGGTAATTATTGTTCTCGTCGATTTGTTTTTACGCGTGATGAATTCTTTGCAACATTTCCCTATGTAACCAATCCTGTTTCATTCATTGATCCTTACATGATGCTCGATTTTCAATGGACCACGCGCGATACAATTATAGTATGCGACGAGTTTAGAAAAGAATGGTATCCATTAATAATATTTAAATTATCCGATGGAACTACGGCTACCGAAAATGAATGGAAAGAGCGAGAAAAGAAATTTGAAGATAACAAAGAAATAACAGAAGGATCTGTTGTTGGAGAAATTGTTAAGCGCGATATCCCTAAAATTGTTGGAAAGCGTCAAACCCAAGATTATTCAATCATGCATTACCGCATGTTAAAAGATCAAATTATTGATTTTTCTGAATGGCCTTCTCGTCAGCTGCCAATACCTTTTGTTGATGGTGATAGTAATTATATTGAAGGTCGACAATACACCAAATCATTCATTCACGAGGCACGCGATGCGCAAAAGTGTGTTAACTATTTTAATTCAGAAATTGCATCTGAGATTAAGAATCGTCGTCGTGAGCAGTGGTTGGGCACGCCTGACAATATT